CCGCTTGGGGATCAGGACGGCAGGCAACTTCCTTTCTACACCCGCATATCAAAACCCACCGCGCAAGAGAGGTGGCGCGGTGGGGCGACCCGTTGCGGTCGGGTCTGCTGCCTTTTGCCTGGGCAATTGGGACAGGGCGTTTCTGCGCTCACGCTGCGACGTGCCGTTCAGCTTATGCTGGACTGCCATGCGGGCACGGTTTAGGAAATACGGACAGGTCGGATTTTCGCCGCCTTATACGGAAGGTTAGCGCTGCTTTTTCAGCATCCGTATTTCCCTGCCAGTTTTGGAAGATGAACAAACCTTGACCGGCTTCCATGGAATATGCGAGCAAAACGGCGCAGGCGGGGTTCGACCCCGCTCCCAGCGTGCTGCGGGCACACCCTGCGCCATATAAAAAGCCGCCCGGCCTTCACACATGACAACTGCTGCTTATCTGCTGAAAACTCTGGCCGGGCGGCTACATTCAGTTTGTTTTGTGGTGTGTCACACTATATTCTTCGCATTCCTTGTTGTACCCATCGCAGGGCGCGCACCGCTGCGACGTGATACGGAACGTATGTTGACACTGTTCACTCTTCTGTTTGCCCTTCTTCGGGGCTGAATTGGTCTTTGTGGATCTAGCAAGGTTCTTCATTTCTTTTGCCTTATATAAGTAGGTGCCAGTGCCCAGTGGCACCGCATTCAAGCGGAGCTTTGGTTGAACCCTGCGTGTCCGGTAACGGCGCTTGTTGTGAACGGCCCATCCCGGTTTTTCCGGCGGTAAAAGCGTATGTGTCAGGTCGTCCAGTCCTTCATAGAATCGCTTGACGTCCTCTGTGATTTTCTCAAACGCATCTTTGATCGTCTGATACATTTTCAGCAGGTCGCCCACCGGGTCTTCGGACCATTCCCGCGTGCCGTGTTCAGGATCGGTCGTCGTCATTGGCTTTCCGTTCCTTCCGCGCCGCAAACTGTGCAGCGCCTTCCTGGTATCTGGTGGGCTTCCCGGTCAGGTCTGCCGTTGCGGCAAACTCCCGCAGGATATGCAGCAGAGGGACAGCAACAACGCCGGTTACTTTCACGCTCATAGGTTCAGCCCCCGTTCTGGTCTTTCCGTGCCTGCTTGTCCACCGCACTGATGATGTGCTTTACCACTTCTTCCATGGGCATATCACCTGCCGGGACCTTGAACATCACGCCCTGCGCCTGACCCGGATTTTCCTTTGCCTGCTTCATTGCATCTGCAATAATTTTCTCCATCATGCTGTCCACGTCGCCGGGCTGGCTGGCGGAAGGATCATTCCGCTTTTCTGCCGTGTCGGCAGTGGCAACAGGTTCAGCGGCAGG